AGCATCGTCAGCTTCCATACCGTTGACAACCTGTGCATTCCACTCAGATACCATGTAGTCACGTAGCAGATTCTTGTGTACTGGTACTCGCTTGTTGTCGCGGTTACCTTTGTAGGGTTGGGTAGTGGCAACCTCGTCCCTGAAGTTACCCTTACCCGTGAGGTATACAATGCTGGATGTGTAGTGCTCAGACAAATCCATGACCATTTCGGACAGGTAGTTGTCTAGGGTCTGCGTAGCGACTTCTTCAGTCTCTTCATCGCAGGCAAACCCTACACGGTACACCAACATATCACCATCAATTAGTATCACAGAGCTTCCATCTCTTCTACTTCAGGTTCGTACTGGACAACATCACTAATCACAAGACGCTTGAGCGTGGCACTACGACCTTTCTTCTTGAGGTATTCCCAATCGTAGTACCCGATGAGACATCTAGCTTTGGAACCATTACCCACAACGACTCCTGACTCTGGGTCATCCACGTCATCTCGTGGTGATCGTCCCTTGATAAGTAACTCTGATCCATCAGGCTTGAAGGCTCGATACTTGTTGTTAGATTTGCAGGTGATGTAGTTTCCACGTTCATCCCCTTTGTTGTTGATGTTAAGTCCCATGTCTTCCAACGCAGTAACAGCAGCGTCAGATAGATTAGCAAGATCAACCGTGTACTTACCAGCTAACTCATTCTTGTGAGTCAGGTTAGGCCAGAACAAATCACAGTTAACCATTACGTTGGGTGCTTGGTCAGACATATAGCATTCTCCTGCTAGTTAAACTTACCCTAATATTATACCACATAAAATAGAATTGTGCTAGTGGGTATCTGCCCAACTATTACCAACTCTATACTCTCCGTCCAACGGACAGTTCAGTTGCAGGAGTTCACCTGCGAATATCATTGAGTTAACGCACGACTTACCAATGAAGTCTGCATCTTCTGGTTTACATTCTATTTGCCACTCATCATGTACCTGTGCTACCAGCTTGAAGTCAACACGGGCCAGTAGGTCATACAGGATAACGATAGCCTGCTTCATAACCACAGCACCAGCGCCCTGCAGTAGTGTATTCAATGCGGCGTGTTGTGATCGTACACGTATGCGTCTACCATCTAGTCCAGTTAGGAACCCTGTCTCTGCGTCAGCCATAACCTCTGAACGTAGCTTTGCCAGCGCGGGTGTGTTCTCTAGGAATGCAGCCTTGAGTCTCTTACCGTGCGCGGCACTACCACCTACGACACTGCCTATCTTGGCGTCACCTGCACCGTACAAGAACGCATAGATAAACGTCTTAGCCTGATCTCTTGTTTCTAATCCTGCGGCTGTCTGGTTAGCTGTGTGTATATCACCTGATAGTATCTCGTTGGTGTAGGATTCATCATCCATGTAGTGTGCAAGCATACGTAGCTCAAGACCGCTGGCATCAGCACCAACCAGAACACGGCCTTCAGGTGTGGTGAATAGCTCACGACACTGCTTACCATACTCAGCCCTTACAGCAGGTATCTGAGCCATGTTCGGAGAGGAGTGTGCCATCCGTCCGGTGACAGCTCCGATGTGCCTGACGCGGCCATGTATTCTGTTGTCTTCGCCCACTGCCTTAATCCACGAGTCAACATGAGAGGCGCGTTTCTGGCAGAGAAGGTAACGGAGAATAATCTTTGCTTCGGGAATGTGAGTCTGCTTTTTGAGAGTCGCCTCATCGACTTTCGGTTTTCCTGCGGGAGTGAGTTCCTTCCACACAGCGCCCTTGCTAGCAAGCCGCTCTGCAATTTGTTGTCTACTACCGACATTGAACACCGTAACTTTGTCCTTGAGTCTCTTCTGTGTTTTATCACTGATCCTCTCCTCTACTATGGGTGGGAACACACGCTGTAAATCATGTTCGATCCTGTGCATACGGGTAGTTAGTTCTTCGTAGAGTTTAACCGCATTCTCTTTATCAAACTCAAACCCGTTGTCCTCTTGGTCTTTACATATCCACGCAACACTGTGCTCCAGATCAACGCAGTGCTTAGTAAAACCAAACAGTTGCATCTGTTGCATCAGTGCATTGTGTAGTCGTTCTGTTACGTCAACATCTCTTTTACAGTATTCAACCATTTCATCTGATAGTTCTTCCCATTCGCTGTGTTCTCCTTTAGGGAAACCAAGCCTAGTTCCCCAAGCAGCAAGGCTGTGCCCACCATCCAAGTCGGGATGAAACAAACGGGAAAGTACCAGCGTGTCCACAACTCTGTGCTGTGGTATGCGTAGACCCCAGAGGCGGTGAAGTACAGGAACATCATACCCGATAAGGTTATGCCCACATAGCGGTCCACCTTTTGCCAGCTCATCCATCAAGCTCCGTCTAGATAAGTGGATCAAGTGAGCTTCGTTCGATCTCTTTGTAACCACGCAGTGTATCTTCGTAGGGTTCAGGCCGTCTGCCTCTATGTCTATAAACACAGTATTGGTAGTAGGCGATATCAAGCTCTTGTCTACTTGATAGTTCATAACCATTCTCCCTCATCTCCATATTCTGTTCCTGCTCCATAATCCAACGACTCATCTTCGACATCTTTTATCTCCTCAAGATCATACAGATCAGCATAGTCTATGTTACCTACTGCTGTCAAGTTGTCATCAGCAAGGAACCGACTACACTCGTTACACATATCAACAAACTCACCACTACCACTAAACTTCTTGGTTAGTTCGTAGTTACTTAGTATCTTATCGCAAGCAACGCACCTCATTCAAATACCTCAGTGAGTCTCCCCGTATCTTTGTTATACATTAACGATGTAGCTGGCCCTGTCATACCGCTAAACCGATTCTTCAGCACACGCACGTTGGTGGTGTTACGCACCATTGGATCCTCTGCCTGTGCATTACGCTCTAATCCTAACACAATGTCACTCAGCTGTGCTATCGCTGCTGAACCACGTAGCTGTCCAAGGCTAGTGTATGCACCGTCCTCATGTCCCTTGCCTTCTGGTCTGCGTAGGTGTGACACGATAAACATACACACACGCATCTCCTGACAGAACATACGTAGCTTAGTCATGATCTCATCAATAGCCTTACGCTCATCTCCATTTTCCTGATCCGATACCAGTATGGAGATGTGATCCAGCACTATGTACTGCACACCAAGTACCTTGATCTGATACCTGAACCGTGCCAACACGTTCTCAATCTTGTTGGAACCAAACGTATCCCACAGCACAACACGGTCATCAAGGTTGAGGCTATCGAATACTTGGTCTACCTCTGACGGTGTGTAGTCACAGCCCGGAAGGTGGATAGGCTTGTTGATCTGTAGTCCAACCAGACCACGCGCTGTCCTGTCTGGTGTCTCTTCAAGGAACGCTAGTCCCACCCTGTCAGTAGTCTGAGACAAGATAGAGAACACTAGCTCACGCATGAACGTAGACTTACCAAGACCGGAGCCAGCACAGATGGTGACTAGCTCAGTAGGACGAACACCAAACGTCATGTCATCTAAGCCCTTGTATGGATAGCGTACCTCTGCCTCCTCCAACGGTTTCTTCAGCGCCTCACGCAGAGAACCCAGCATCACCATGCCATCAGGTGTGTAGGTCTTCGCCGCCCACCACCGCTTAACAAAGTCATCCTTGTCTGCGTTCAGTAGGTAGTCACACGCATCCTTGTGCTCACCATGATGGAAGATGCGAGACTTACCACCAAAGATATCAGCACACTCTAAAGCAGCAGAGCGGCCATGATCGTCGTTGTCAAAACAAAAGATAATATGATCGTACTGATCCAAGAAGTCGTAAGACCTGCGGCAATCAGCAGCAGCACCTTGGGCACCATTACGAATAGACACAACAGGATACTTGCCACCAAACATTTGATAGGTTGCCAAGGCATCGAACTCTCCCTCCACTACGGTTATGTACTGACCACCACTAGGGAACAGATGCTGACCATACAACCCAGCCTTCTTCCAATCCCCACCAATCTTGAATTGCTTGTCTGGATACCTAGTCTTCACTGCCACCAGCTCACCAACAGGATCATGATATCCAAACAGAATGTTGCCTGCCTTCTGCTGTGCAGAGTATGCCGCCATAGTATCAGCAGTTAGACCCCTGTCCTGATAGCCCCTGTATGGCTCTGTGAAGGCCGCTTTGTCGAACCCTGATGCTGGTACTACTCGTTCTTTAATGTTGCTCACAGACGCTCCTGTGGACTCTGGTGGGGTGTATGTGGCACAAGCAAAGCAATAACTAGATCCATCCTCATTGTAGGACAGTGCATCACTTGAACCACAGTCACCACACTCTTGGTGTAGTTTAACAAATCCCATCAGTGAACTACCTCCGCATCACCAAACAAGCTGTTGTACCTATTGGTTATCTCTTCGTCAGAGAACGTTTGATCCATGAACTCACGCTGCAACTTGATGTATATCTGAACGACCTCCACCATCGTAACATGAGTGAACTCGTACTCAACCAGTTCATCAATCATTTCATCTTTAGTCATACTATGTAGTTCCTATGTATTAGTAATAGTATTAGTAATAATAGTAATACTTAGTTATCTATATAGAGATTATAACACACTTAGTGCTGTAATGTAACCCTGTTTTCTCGGTCTTTTTTCGCATTAATAATACGTTCATTCAACTCGTCACTGTCCCATGAGGTAGTACAACAAGGAGTTTCAAACACCTCTACCTCACCATGTTGGTACAGATCAGGGTGCA